AACAGAGTTTGTTGAACTTAGTGTAGTAGTTGTACCCGTTACTGTAAGATTACCACCTACAGTTAAATTACCACTTGCATCCTTGAACAAAGCCTTGTCAGCAGGGTAGGTCATAAATATTTCTTTTGTACCACTACCAAAGTTAACTGCTGATGCTCCGTTAGAGCCAGCTAAAACAGTTGTACGAGTTAGGGTATTACCTGTATTCCAAGTACCTATCCCTACTTCCCATTCATCTGTTCCTATCGTGGTATGTGCGACACTATAGTAAGTAGTATCTCCGTTTGACATATAAGTTTGGAATGCGTCAAACGTTGCAGAAGAACCACCTAAACTAAAAGCACTTGTGCCAGTAGTCGTGGTGGTTTCTTTTACACGATCTTTTAAAATAAAAGCCATTTATAAAGCCTTACTATGTGATACGGATAACTGCGTTAGATGAATCTGCTGTTGGAAATACTATAGTAAAGTCACCGTTAGTAGCTGTAACTGTGCTTCCAAAGTTAAACACTGCTATAGCTTTGTTAGATGCTGATGAATTATATATTATAGCACCATCTGCAGATATGGTTAAAGTAGAAAATACTTCATCTGCAAAGTCAACAAAAGCTGTGCTTCCCGATAGTGATATAGATGCACTATCTAAGTTTTGTCCACCTGCACTGTAGCCAGTACCTGAAGCTTCGTCTGAGTTTCCTGTAACATCAGAATAGTTTGTAGTAGCTGCACCATACGTTCCAGAAGGTGAAGCTTTAATTAGAGCTATTTTTAATGTATGCGTATCTAAATCGTGAACACCTCCAAGTAGCTCTTGTTTGAAGCTGTTACACATTGCCGTTGTAATTCCCATTTGGAGATGTCCCTCTTTAGGTTAATATACACAAAGAGGCCAACCGAAGTCAGCCTCTAAGTTTATCTTGATTAAGCAGCGTTGTATCGTGCTGTCACCAACGCTTGTGGGCGAAGGATCTTGCGACCATATAGGTGCATACCACGTACAATGTCTGCAAATGAGTCTGGATCTCTATAGTTTTCAACTTTATTGATCTGCTCTGCAGTTGCAACCGCTTCGTCCTGACCTGCTAGGATGATACCGAAGTTGTCATCTTGTGCAGTTGTGCCAGAAGTTCCTGGTCCTGTACCGTCTGTCGGTAGGTTGTTTGAAACGTGTACACGGAAGCCGTGAATGTTTCCTGCAACCAATCCGTTTTGTAGACCTGCTCCACCGAAGTCTGCATTGAGAAGACGTGAGTCTTCATCTTTTAGCATTTCCATGAAGATTGGATCAACAACTAAGTAACGTCCACGTGAGTCAACGTTGCTTGTGTCCATTTGACGAGCCATTCTTGCAACAAGTTGCAATGGTGATGCAGTTGTAGTTCCCTTTGAAGTTGCGCCCGGTAGTCTAGGTGCTAGAGGGATAGAGTCGCCAGTTGTACCAGATGAAGCTGAAGTTGTGATGTTAGTCATGTCAGACATGTCCAACTGGTTCACTTTCAAAAATTCACCATTGATCTCACTTCCTGTTGGGTGCTGTGCAGTACCCGATACAGCAGTAGAGTATTGACCAGTAGCTGCAGTACCTGTCATGTAAGCAAGAACATCTACGTCAATAGAGTCAGCCATTTTGTATGCTGCTCTGTCTGCAGCCATGCTAACGAAATCAACGTGTGAGAACTGGTCCTCGATGTCATCCATTTTGAAAGCAAAGTAGTTAGCTTTGTCAATGGTTAACTGGAAGTCACTGTCATCTAAGTCTTGTACAGTGATGGCTGTTTTACGCTCAAGAGCGTTGACTGTTACGTCAGGCTCTTTTTGGATGCGTACAACATCCCCTTGATTTGCAATCTCTCCAAAGTAGGAGTTGTTAGTAATTGCGCTTATCACAGAAGCTTTTCTTAAAGCAATCTGTGCTTGTTTGGAGTACATTATCGGGCTGAAGTTGCCGTCAAATCCACTCTTGCCAGAGGCGAGTGCTATAGCCATAGTTAAATCTCCTTTATAGATATGGCGTTGAAGTAACACTACATACCCACGATGAAGAGGCTCTTTGTTGTAGGGTGGTCAGCTATGCTTTGAGACTGCGCTGTCTCTCTGCGCTGGGCCTATACTTAGAGGTAAGTCTTTTTTGTGGCTAGTGCTTGATTAAAGCATACACATTAATGTTGTGTATATGCTATAGTTGTATCTACGATGTTAAGAATGTCAACTACTTTCTTGATACATCGTAAATAAATCTTCCATTACGTTGAGCGTCTAATATCTCTTCTTGTTTCTTTTCGTATTCTTTAATAGACATTGCAGCTACTTCTGATTCACGGACGTATCCTGCTGACTCATCTGGTTCTGGTGCTGCTGCGCTTTTTGTTTTAACTGAAGATGCTGCAGCTTTCTCTGAAGGTTTAACTTTCTTTTTGTTAGTAATACCTTTGTCTATCTTATACAAGTCTATTACACGTGCTACAGATTTTGCATCATCTACGTTTTCATACAAAGCATCTTGTACCCATTTGGGTTGTTCTTTAGCCCAGTTATGAAATGTATCGTCTTGACGTATTTCTATAAAGTCAGGATGAATCTTAACAAGTTCTGCTTCTGCTTTTTCTTTTTGAGCATTTATTTTAAGTTCTTCAAACTCAGCCATGCGTTCTTCTAAAGCAGTAGCAGATGCCTTGGCTTTTTTATCAGCAATACTTTCAATGATACCTGCAACATCAGGATACTCTTTAGCCCAAGCTTCTAACTCTTCATCTGTCTTAGGTAGTACAAGCTCTTGCTTTGCAGCTTTGTTTACCTGTGCTTCTAGTGCTGCTATCTTTGCGTTGAACTCTTCTTCTTTCTTTTGTGAGTGTCTACGCAAATCGCCATAACGTTTCTTGAAGTTCTTTTCTTCAGCGCCTAAGTCATCTTCTTCTTGTGCTTTGACTTCTGGTTTTTCTTCTTGTTTGGTATCACTCTCTGCCTGTACTGGTTCAGCTTCAGGCTCTTCGCTACTGGGTTGATCTTCAGAACTTTCTTCATCTGTTATACCTGCTTCTGCCCTAGCTTGCTTTTTCATTTCTTCTAGTTCAGCTTCGTCTTTCTTGATACGCTCTTCATTACTTAGGTATCCACTCCTGCCCATCAATACTTTTGGGATTGGAGGTTTTACCATAGGGTTTGGTTTTGCTTCTTCGCTTGTAGCCATTTGTTTTCTCCTTATGTTGGGGTCAGCCGAAGCTGAGTGGCCTTATAGTTATTTGGATTTTTTCTTCATTGCTTTTTCTAATTGGTCTGCTTGTTTAGCGTGTGACTTAGATGCTTTCTTTAAACCTTTTACTACTTTCTTAACTGTTGGTTTATCTACAAGTCCACCTTTTTCAAAACCTCTAACAACACCTCTATCTAGGTCTTTCAAAACATTTTCTGTTCTAGCTGCTGCTTTTAGTGATTGAGTTCTTTCTTCTCTCGAAGCACCTCTGTCTCTCATATCTTTCATTACTTTTTGAGTATTTTGTCTTGCTCGTTGTACTCTATCAGACTCTTGCCTTATTGGTTTATCTGCTGTTTTTGGTGCAGGACGTGGTTGAGCTTTCATATCTGCTTCAATACGTTCTATATCAAACCGATCTTGCATTTTATCAAAAGCATCTGCATCAGTACTTTGCTCTGGGATTGCAGGTGTTGTTGTAGCTGCAGGTCTTGCAGGACTTATTGCATCATCAACTCCGGGTGTAAATCCTCTGCTTGTCCTATCACTAGCTTCTTGAACACTTGGTGTGTATGCCTTTGTCATTTTATCTAGCTGATTATACAATGCATCGGTTTGTTCCTGAGTTCTAACTGCAGGTGCATTTGGATCATTACCTGTTAGCTTACCAAGTAGAGTAGCTATCAAACCCGGTTCTTCTGCGTTTGCTATCTCAAGCATTTGATCATAACGTCTTTTATCTACTTCACTTGTATAAGGATCATCTCTTCTACGTTGTATTTCATTTTTAAGTTGTCTAGTCTCGTTCCACATGGCAAGTTTTACTGCACCACCAATTATAGGATTTAGTACACCTATGCCAGCAGCTAATGCATTACCTGTCATGCTTTTCTGATCTTCTATCATTTGAGATAGTTCTTCCATAGTCAACTCTTTATAGTTAACAGGAGTTGGCGCTGGCATATCCATACCACTACCTCCACCCCCTGATCCACCAGAGTCAGAACCACCGCTACCACCTACTGGAGGAACTTCAGGTGCTACAGCTACGCCCTC